CTCCGGGAGTGTACCTTTGGGGGACTACTCAGTCCCCTTCATAGCCCATGAGGGCCCTTGGCTCATATAGACTCGAGCCAAGCCTAGTCAACTATTCCGATTGTCAATCAGAAGGGAGTCGACCACGACACTTTGACGCGAACGGTGCCTCGTCCATAACGCTTAAGGTGTTCCCTCCCATACGGGTCTTTCGACCGTTTAAGAAGGAACTTAACGAGAGCAGGAGTCCCATCGAGCTTTGACTTAGGCTCGACGGTCTCGAGACGTAGACCCTTTACCAAGGGGGCCTGCGTACCTCGAGATGTCCTCTGGATTTGGTATCCAAAACACACAGATGTCCTACCCTCAAGAGGAGAGGTGTCCTCGACGATCGGGAAGGGTGTAAGACCCCTTATCCAATCATCTAAGAACATCACCGACTGCCACCAGCCGCGACGGTAAAGACCGTTACGGAGAGCGACAATCGACGCTATCTCCTCTGCGTTATCCAATGACGCGGGAAAAATACGCTTACAACGGATCGGAGTTACATCCTCACCATCATAATAATCCCCACCACAAGACTCCCTGAACTTTCCAGTCCAAAAAGACTTGTCGAAGTTCACCTTTAGCCCGTAGGCTTCAAGGGCTTCAGCCACTGGTACGGCGTATTCCGTAGGGACAATAATATCATCCCCATAGACGCGCACTCTATCCACAAAGGACGATATGTCCTTCATGGAGAGATGCCGTTTGATCACTCCACTTCCTCGAAGGCGTTTCTCGATTGTGACAAAGATCACGGTCAGGAAGACCATAGCCTCTGCCGGAAATGTGAGTGAAGATCCCTGTGACGCGAACTTGGACACGTGCAATACACCATGTCCAGGCACATCAACCTTCCACGACCTACAGGCCTGCACAGCCTCCCAAAGGAGTCCATGCTGAAACAGCAGATCATATACATGTTGATTGGAAACACGATCGCTGGCATCACTCAAATCAAGTGTCGCCAGGTCTCCGAAGACCGAGCCCCATTCCGCTGCGAAGCGGTTTGGTTCCTGGTCAGCGAAGCCGATCAGCTGGCTGAGGATTTGGTTATCCTCAATGCCGGCTACGACTGCCTCGCGCAGGCCTCCTTGCAGATATTGATTGCAGGTGGGTTCCTTTGCGATAAGCCGTGGTGCCTTCAGCGTTTTTGGCACGTCGGTGCATTGTGCTGGCACCTCCGTGTCGGGACCATGCCAAGTCACAAAATCTAGTCCCTCCTCGTCAAGAAAAGGGTACTTGATTCCCAGTTGCGCATACTCCTCGAAAGGAAATATTTGCTCTAACCTGGTAGTCCAAGTTGACTGCGCGAACTTGAAGTTTCCCTCAATCCGATCAGCCGTTTTACCTGGACCATGCTTCGGCCAGATCTCCCTACGATAAATCGATTTCTCGACCTCGTTGAGGATCGGTTGAAAGAGCAGCGACGCTATACGACGAAAGTCATCCTTTTGGGACTCGGTCCGTGACAGGTCTGCTTCTCTGACTTGGTCATCAGTCTCAACGTATTTCGCAAATGCTAGTCGTTTGCGCCTTTCGGTACATTCGACCTTCAACTTCCCAAACAGCATTGTAAGCTGCCGGAGTGAGTCGATAGCATCGACGGAAGGGACGTCAAGCAAACGTCCATCTTCTTCGTCGAACACAAGATCCAGGAGTCCCTGTAGGAATACGGGAACGCCTCGCGGTCGTCGCTTTTCGAAGCCGACGAACGCGCTGGGATCTACCCTACCAAGCGCCAAGCTCCTTTCGAGGCTCTTTGCAAAGGTAGGAAGGGTAATCGTTAGGAACGAAAAACCCTCGTGTTCAAAACGATCCGCGGCAGTTTTAGCGTCGCGGATGGTGCACACGCCACATCTCATGCCAGCCTCGGCTAGCATGATCTGCCAGAAGTGCATAAGGCTTTTCACCATGCTCCTCCTTACGGGGGTAACTGGTTCCTTAGCCATGCACCGATCATTGCAACTCCTGTAGCCACCGCCGCCGTAACAAGCGTGCGGAGAGCGAGTTTCGCCAGCGTGTCGGGCGGATCTGGGTTGGGACTTTCGAAGGAGTCATCCTTCGTAGGTTTCCATAACCAGACCCACCTTCCACTGCCGGCTGGACTAGCTTTCTCCACCCGCGAGCGCGGTTGCGATGGCATTGGAGTTGGCCTTCACGTAGTCAGCCATGGCGATGATGTCACCAACGACCTCGGCTAGGGTAAACCCCAGCTGGTCGGTGTTGACGATGAAACTCACCGTTTGTGACCGCTCTACGTTCGACCCAGATACAAACGGGTCGGCAGCAATCTTCTTGTTGCGAAGGCGAAGCGCACGGGTTGTCCGCTTTCCGTACTGGTGGCTGACCGACAACTGGTAGTTGTCGTCGGGCTCCCGATAGACGGCGGAGTTCTCTCCGGTGCTGACTCTCTTGAGAGTTTGCGCAACGGTGAGGACCGTAACGCTTTGGGGATCGGCAAACATGGCACACTTCCTGATTGCAGAGCAATCCATCCAGTCGGATGACTGGACGGTTAAAGCATCTTCACCGCTCTGTAGATTAGCGAAGAATATTCGGCGCCCGGGTAGCACCCAGGGCCGCAAGTATCGACCATTGCCTGCTGGTAAAACTAGCAGGGTTTAGGCCGAAGCCGAAAGGGGTGGCCTTCATACGAGAACGTCGAATCGACGTAAACGTTTGTCGGCAGTCAGTAGGTTGTCCATTACTGAACTTCCCGCCTGACAAGGCGTACGTGACAGAGATTATGCTTTCCTCCATCACGTAACCCCACCTCAAGACCAATCCGTCTTGGCTGAACGCAGACAGGTTATGTAACACCGTGCCTGTATTCAACTTCCAATCGGACAGCCATGACCAAGGAGTCAGGTTCCAAAAGAGCTCCGGTGTGACGTTCGCACCGTAGACAAACTTGAGTTTATCTAACTCTCGTAGGAAACCACGCTGTTGTTCAATATCAACGTGGTACGTGAAGGCACCGCTGAACCACTTCCTTTGTGAGGTTGTGGTAACTTTGGTCCTCCGTCCTGGCACACCATAAAGAGCGGTTGGTCCTGTTGGCACCGGAAAAGCATTGGTGCTCAACACTTCCGTGGTCACACTCGTTGTGGCTGGTTCCACGTCGTACCTCCGGCGAGTCAAACTGCCGGAGCCATGCTGTAAGTTGGCTAGTGTTCGATCAGCCTTCTTGTTCGCCTCGTAGAACTTGCGGGCGTCAGACAGCAATGGTTTCCATCCAAACTCGACGTTCAAGTACTCGCTGCCGGCATTACGCGCGGTAAGCGAGCGAGAGCGCCAAGTTTCCAAGCCCACTCTCTTGGGAAGCCCTTCCCTCAGTTCACCAACAAAGGTGGCGGCGTCAGCCGCTGGCCTCGTTGGCAAAACGTTGGAAATAGCTTTTGTTCCCCAGGAAATGAGCTCGGCTTGGGATGATCCCGATGGGATCGCTGGAAAGTGCGCGCTACCAGGGTTAGCGTTCGTTACCCATGGAAAGATTCTTCCTCGGCAAACGCCGTATGGCGGTGGAGTAGCTAGGACAATATCAACTGCCCTTCCATCGTCGGAGTAGTTCCTATGAACGGAACCATAATCTCCACCCCGGTCGTACAAAGCTCCTGAATACAATCCAGGTGGCCAGTTATGCTGGGAGTAGTCCACGCGGTCGTCACCACTAATGATGTGGCTCGATTCCGTGGGAGAACTCCCACCGACCAGAGTCGACCCAAGCACGTAAGCTTGGGAACTCAACTTCGTTACCATCTCGGTATCCTTTCTGGCAGAGTTAGGCGCAAAGCACCGTGTGGCCCCTGGATGGGGCC